CGGAATAACTTAGTTCCATTAGCCAAATACTTATTATCAATGTACTTAAAGTTATCATTGTTAACAAGTTGTACTGTGTAGATAAAACCATCACCTAAAGGAAGAATATCCTCTGCAGTGATGTACATCTCTACACCATTGTATTTGTCATAAGTGATAATATCACCATGTCCAAACTCACGTCTGCTTAATTTGATACGGAAGGTTGTACCATCTATACCTTTAAAGTCATTAGATGCTTCAATGTCTTCTATAATGTAAGGAAGATCTATAGAGACAGGAGTCTGCCATTTGTACTCTCCACGAGCATTATCTACATTGATAACATTTTTCCCACCAAAACTTGACATTTGGTAAAGAGGCATTTGTACCTTTTGAGCCATAGCCCACAAATCCACTGGACCTAAATCCATTGGCTCTGCATCTTTTAGCATATTCACCAGGTGGTAAGAATCCACATGGGAACTTGCATTGTAAGCGGTATCCCGGAGGAAAATACCATTGTTCATTACTGGAGTTGCCATTTTTATATTTATTTAATTGTTACTACTTAAAATCTCTTGAACAAATTATTTTGTCTAGAGAGTGTCTTTTGAGGTTGTCTACTTGGAGAAGCTGTTCTTCTTTCTTCTTCTTGTTCATAATTACTTGAACCTAGTTTCCTAGACTCCTCAGTTTTTAATTTCCTTACTGTTTCTTCTACAGTTTTTTTACTTCCTTGTTCTCTTACTTTACCTTTATATCCATCTGGATCTGCAAGTAACCAAAGTGCTTCTGCAATCAAGTCATGTCTTGGTTCTACAAACTGATACTTTTCTAAAAGGTGGCCTAACATATTTGTAGGTTTCCCAGATATTGAAGGATAGTTTGGTTGAACTAAACCAGAAAAAAGTAAACCTTGTGTTTTCTTATCTAGTCTAAGACCTCCTAACTCACCAGCTTGTAATGTATTAAAGACATTATCTTGATAAGCTTTTGCAGCATGTGATTGTTGTTGTCTTCTAGATTCTTGATCTGCTAGTTGTCTTTGAACAATCTCATTTTGCATTCTATCTAACTTTGGTTTAAACTGAACAGCTTTTTGTTCTAATCTATCTAAGTCTAACCAATCTTGTATTTCTTCTTCAATTTCTTCTGGAGTTCCAAAACTAGTAGCATAAAGATACTGTCTTGCAATCTCTGCTTGATCACCTTCTTCAGAAGGATCAAGTTGTCTCATTTCTTCTACTTGAGCTAATGTTCTAAATAGACCTTTTAAATCTTGTCCTCCATCAGCTACATACTTTGCAGCATATTGAAGCTCTTCTGGTAAAGATTGATAAAATTCTTTAGGAACATCATTCCTTACTTTATCTTCTCTCTCTTGGAAGTTAGCTTCAAATAATTCTCTAAAATCTTTAGTGGTATATTCATCTAATGATTTATCATCATCAAAAGCCATTAATGATCCTTCTTCAATCATTTTAGTTGCTAACTCATAAAGACCAGACTTATCTACTTTAGGTCTACCTTTATTACCAGTTTCTTCTTCTTGGCTAATTAAACTATCTAATTCAGCAATAGTTTCATCAACTTCTTCTTTCTTTTCTCTTGCCTCCTCTCTTTCTTTAGGAGTGGTTTTACTCATGTCAAGGAACGCAGTGTCTACATTTTCTTTTGAAAACATAGTCTTTGGTTTATCATCTTCTTCCTTAGAGGGAAGCATTACACTTTCTGCTCCAGGGTTTCCAAATATCTCATCAATATTTACATCTACTTGACCTACCGTTGTAGTGTCTAAAAACTGAGTTTCCCCAGTGTTTGTTACATTATCCATAATTGTTGGTTTTTTATGTTATACTTTAATATACAAATTAAACTTGAAAAATTTAAAAGTAAAAAATAATTATTTAGCACTATATAGCTAACCCCTTATTTCTTTTTCACTTCTCCTCCTTTATCAAATTTATTTTTATTTACTCTTGCTATTTCAAGTTGCTTATTTGCTATATCTCTTTGAACATTAAGCTTCTCTCTTTCTAAATCTATCTTGTTTCTATCAATAATCATTCTGTTAGTATCCTTATCTCTTTGTAAAGATGTTTGAGCTTGATACTGTTCAGTCTGTCTAATATCTTTCATAGCATCTTGATAATCAGATATTTCATTTTTATTAACATCCTGCATTGCTCCAAAACCTGCTGATCTAATTTCAGCAATAAGCACTTCATTTTGTCTATCTTTTTCTTTCTGAGTTTCCTCATATGTTCTTCTTTGTTGTGCTTCATCAGCATCTGCTTTAATTTTTTGTTCTTGCATTTGTTGCTGAGACTGCATTTCTTGTTGCTTCTGTTGTTGTTGTTTATTTTCAGAATCTTTAAGAACTGTATTAAGTTCAGCAATTGAATCTGACTGAACAATTTTACCAAGATCATATACTGTAGCTCCTGTAGTATTGTTATTCATAGCCATTTGTTTTAATTGTTCTAGGATGGCTCTATGATTTGCAGTTGTGCTACAGAAGATATTAAGATCTCTCATTAATAAATCAGTACCATTTATTTCAAAATTAACCTTTTCATCAGCTGATGTAATATAAGTTAATCTTGCTGAAGGATTTGTTGAATTATAATACTGAGCTAAATCAGTTCTCATTTGATGTACTCTTGGCATTAAGTAATCACAATGTTGTATAAAGAATACTTCTGTTTGTGCATAAGAAGAACTTTGTGCTTGTTCTACTCCAGTAGCAGTCATTTGTGATAACTGTTGTCCCATTCTTTGTGCATTAACACCAATCACTTCATATGCTTGTTGTTTAAAATGGTTAGCTAAGTTTACTCTTGACATTAATCTTTCTGTCTGAGATAGATCTAGTTTTTGGAAATGATTAAAGTTAAGAGCATTCTCTGTATTAGTAATAGAAGTATCTAAAGGAAGCATTCCAAAATTCTTCATTGCAACATATGCTTTAGATAAATTACCTTTCCCCCAGTCTTCTCCTAAAGAGTGCCTAGGAAGAGTGTTCTGGTCTAACATGATAATAGTACCTAACTCATCTACTAATATGTCAGCAATCTGGTTATTTACTATGTTATATCCAATCTGGAATGGCTTCATTAAATCAATGAGTGCAGTTGACTTAGTATTTCTATCTGAGAATATAGCACCTTCTACAGGAAGTTTACAACCATATAAAGTACTATCACCTTTAAATTGAAACTTAAGTGGTCCAATTTTTTTCTTTTCTACACCAATATACATAGGTGTAAATCCTCCTGGATTATTCATACCCCAGAATGAAGGAATGTTTGGTCCTATCTTTACACCACCCCATACTTCATTAATCCAAATCCAATCTATATGTTCACCAAATATTAAATTGTCTTTAGTTTTATTTTTATTTAACCTAGTATCATAAATAGGCTTAATAGTAGTCTTATAAGTTTCATCTACAATTTCCATTTGAACTTCACCTTCATCAGTAACAAGTATTAAATGGCCAACTTTTCTTTGTGATTTCCAATATATTGTTGTACAACGTAATAAATAAGCAGTTCCTTGATCATAATAATCTTCACTTTCAGATAAGATTTCAGTGACTATATCTCCACCAGTAACTACAGCTCCTCCCATTGCAGTTGTATATTGTCTCATTGCAAGAGATGGCATGTTAGTATTCCATTCATGACTCTTAGTACCATCATAAAAAGTACCATCATTTTGATAACCACCAATATTATAACCAGCAGATCTAATAGGATAAATAGCTTCTAATGCAACCATTTGTTCTTCATCCATTAAGTATCCATATTTATCTATAACATCAGAAGGAGTTAACATATCTGTTTTACCAACCCAGTTAGCTTGAGATATATATCTTGCATCTGGAGATTTATGATAAAAAGTTATAGCAGGATTCCATAGTTCTACTTCATAGTCATCTTCCATCATCCTCATATGCCAGAATTCTCTATCAGTAATAAGCATATCTCTAAATGCTCTTTCTTCAAGTTCATTCATACCAAATCTTTCAACATCTACTTTATGTTGGTGAGTAGCCCACTCTTCTACCATAGATCTATAATCTTTTCTAAAGAACATTTCTATTTCTGGAAGAGACTTTAGTTTTTCATCTGCTGTTTCTTGTTGAAATTCTTCTGATGCAGGATCCATTCCTTGATCCATAAGAGCAGATGCTATTTTTAATTTAGCATCAGATAAAAGAACCTCTTCTACCATAGATCTTTTTTGCTCAAGCATTTCATTATAAGATGTAGAGTCTACTGCACGGTAAGTAAGTTTAGTAGATCTTTTAGCAAACTCAGCTACTAAGACATTAATAACATTTGGAATAATAGGATAAAACTTTAACTCTAATGCAGATTCATCTTCTTTAGTAAGTATTTCTACAATATCTCTATACTCATTATTATCTTCAACTATATAATCAGACTTATCTATAATACCTTTTGCAAGTTTGTAATTCTTCATTAGCCTACGGGCATTTCTACGGAGTTGTTTAAGACCTTCCCATTCAACCCAGTCTAAATTCCATGCTGCCCATTTATCATCTTTTTCTTCTTTAGGTATAAATTGAAGTGGTTGGGTAATACTACCCATTCTATTAGTTTCAACTTTAGCTCCATCTTTAGCTTGTAAGGCATTAATTATTTTCATAATATTTATTTAAAATTCTTAAATGCGGATCTTTTTAAATTGGATCCTACATTACGAAAAGGATTCCTATTTAATTTAAACAAATTTTCTGACTTTTGCAAGTTTTTAGCTGCATCATCCATAATAACTCTTTTAGCATATCCTTTATTTGCTTGTTGTATTCTCATAAATGCTACCATTGCAGAAAATGCAACAAGTCTATCCACGTTTAAACCATCTGTATAGGCATGCATTTCTTTAAGTAACATTATATCTGGTATCCTTTCTACACCATATGTAGTTTTTACTATAGTTCCATCTGGTTTAGTTACTGTATCTAATTCTTCTTTACAATATTCTATGACATAACTTAGTAAATGATGTTTAAATAATACTCCTGTATTTCTCCAACCATACTCCTGGAAGACGTTAGCATTTGCACCTAAGTCTTTTAAGAACATAATCTGATTTTTGGGAACTAAATATCTTTGTCTTTTCCTAGATATCATATATAAGATAAATAAAGAAATATTATTCTCAATTACAGTCTGAGCATTATACCATTCTATAATCATTTCTAATCTTTCATGTGTTTGTTTGATATCATCAAATCTTCCACACCAGGCTGCTACTATTTTATCTTGTTCTATGTAAGTTTCTGATTCTCCAGCTGTATGTTTAGTTACTTCTATAGGAGCTTTCATTACATAGATAGAACATAATGAGTCTGAAGTAGTTGTCTTTCCTTCTGCTACAGGGTCAATAGATGCATAGTATTGACCATAAACAGGATCTTTTACTGGTCTTTCCCATACTACCAAACATCCAGTTTTATCTTCAGTCTTTTTACTTATTGGAAATTCAGATATTGGTAACTTATTACTATCTTTTACTTTAATCTTTCCTGTTTCATCTCTAGATATATCTAAGTACTCATAAGCATATTCTTTTTCTTCTATTCTTCTTATTTGAGCAGTAACAAGATGTGATGGAAACTTAGATACTTTTCTATGTTTAAATGCTTCTGCTATATTTCTAGGATGCTGAGATA